TCAGGATCAATTCGATTGACGCCGGCTTTTTACCGAACGAAACGGAAGTCGCCGCAATGATCGCGTCAAAGTAGGCGCGGCACGCGCTGTTCGGCTTGTAGGTTCTCGTTCCGGTATAAAGAACCGGTTTCGTATTTTTAGTCGCGATGCCGTCGGCCCCAATGTCAAAAGTTTTATTTTCGACATCGTCCCACTTAATCCCGTCTTTTGCAAATCCCTCGTCCTTAAAGAACGGGAAAAGCGGAGCGGCAGACCATGACGCCGTAATTGTAGCAAAGCCGTTTTCGGCGTTTTGGATTGTTTCAAAAGCCATTTTCTTTAACTCCCCTTAAAAATTAAGCACCGTAAACGGCCGCATTAAACACGACCTTGTTAATGACACCGCCGACCAGATACGCATATTTGACGCGCCTTTGACGGGCTGCAATATCAGCAGCGGTCAGTTCTTCAGTCTGGAAGTAATAACCATTATTTTCAATTGCGTCGGCAACGTCGGACGAACCGAAAGAATTAACGATCGTTAATCGGTCTGTGTCAGAAAGTGTTCCGTTATAAGCGATTGCTCCGTTTTTCTGGAACAGCTTGAAATTCGGGTCAATCAAGCCCGATAAAGCCGATTCTGCGTCCGTTCCGTGCAATTTTAATTTCTCAACGGCGGCTAAGCCATTAATGATTGAAAGTTGTAAACGTGATTCCAGAGCTGCCTGATTCGCCTGAATATCTTCTGTTCCGAAATCTCCAAGCATAACGCCCGTTCCGTAATACGTCTGTTCCTGACTTCCATACCCGATAGAATAAACGAAGCAAGCACCCAAATCGTTTAATTTATTAAATAGACCAACATTTGTCTGGCCGTCTTGGTAATCTGTCACAAGACCCAAGTTTGTAACAGACGTATAACCGGTTGCCGGCTGGAAATTATAATTTTTTGTCTGCCCGTTGTCGTAATCGGTTGACGCAGAGCAAGCAGCGTCTAAAATGTTTACATTTTCGCCGTTCGGATCATAAGTCATCGAAATGCCGGTATAAGATAACGCTTGAATTTGTCCCGAAAACGACGTCAAATCGTCTAAGTTGCTAAAATTAAAAGTCAACTTTTTATTCGTATAAAGCGTCTGTTCATTTACAACCTGCTGCAACCAAGCGGCAGAAGCCAGTTTGTCACTTTCTGTTACCGTTTCAAGCGTCGTAATCGTAAAACCCGCCGGATTAGCGTCCAGAACACGATTGCAGAACGTTGCAAACGTTTCCGCGTCAACGCCTTGAGATAAAACGGCATTCTGCAATCCAAGAGCAGATAAAACATTTTCTTCACCGCCGAACGTTCCGATCGTGTGGGCCGCCCCGGTTGACGGTGCAGTAACGATAAAACCGCCGGTAATTGATGAATAAGAAACGATTACTCCGTTCCCGATTTTATCCTGAAGCGTTGTTGCAACGGCTGATAAAGACGTGTCCGATGAGAAATTAAGACCTGTAACTGTTTCTTCCGTTCCGTCCAGCGTATATTTTAACGTTCCCGATGTAATATCGTTAATAGCAGACAAAGCCGTTTTAGGAAGTTGCGTACCGACAGCAAAAGGAGCTGTTGCGGTATCATACCAACGCATAATAACAGCTTTATCGGGCGCTGTCCCGCTTTTTGACAGGAAGCCAAAATATTTAACCAAAGCTGAATAAACAGTATCCTGACCAAAAGACAGCGCGTAATCTGATGCACTTTCGAACTCAAGAAAAGGAACCGATGTCGGGATAAGGCTGTTTTTGACCGCCAAAATCATATGCTGTTTTTCCGCCGAAAATGCAGGTTTAACAACCTTCGCCGTTGTCGGGGCAAAGATGTAAAAAGGAACTGACATGTTTTTTAAACTCCGTTAATTATTGCGCAATATCAACAAGCACCGGAATAACCTTTTCCAGCGCCGGCTGATCCGTTTCAGTCCGTTTGTCGATAATGAAAAAAGACATACGAAACGTGAATCTTTCTTTGTATTTTTTATTCGGCTGCAGCTCGGTATTGTTCTCAATATCCGTAACCGTTTTAAGCCTGAAAAGCGTGTTGACTTCGTTGTAAAAAAAATCTTTTAGCGTTCCTTTTATCAGCAACGCCAAATTAAGGGCACCCTCACCGAAACAATCGAATTGAACCGTATAAACACGCTCCTGAGAATATTCTTGAGATATCGTCTTCGTCTGCGCGTTATAAGACGAAGTTCTAATCCCAGCAAGGCCGACGTCTTCAACCGGTAAAATGTTCAAAGAGCAAAAATCCCCTTTTGGAAGAGGAACTTTAGAAAGATAGGGATCAACAAATTGAATACCGGTAGGAGCGTGTTCTTGAATGTAATCAAAAATGTCAGACCGTTTCATTTTCGCCCCCTGCGTTCATTAAATAGGCGTAGCCCTCACGCCAGCCGTTCTGGAACCAGTCATTCTTTGCGACTACCTTGTATATGTCGCCGTTTTCGGTTGTGAACATATCCGCGCCAAGCTGCCGGAGTTCGTCAATCTGCGTTATATCGGCAGAAATAAATATCCGATAATACTGGTATGACGTTACGTCATAACCGAGCTGCTTGACTTCCTGAGCGTCTGCCGGTTGAATTTTTCCGTTTAGAATAATCGTCGATGTCGTTTCCGTCGGCGTTCTGGCGTCCGGCGTCCAGACTGTAGTTGTTTTCGTAAAAGCAAGTTTCTTCCACGGATTCAATTCCGCCAAAGCGTCCGCGACGGCTTCGTGCAAATTAAGTCCTTCAATCATTTTTCGACCTCGTATGAAGCAGACCTTTTCAGCGTTCCCGTGTCGATTAAAGTATGCGACGAACCTTTCGCTTTTATCGTGCTTGCAGCGTTCGCCGGGGGAATGTTTTCGTCGATTGAACGGACAATATCGCTGCGCATTTCTTCACCGACGCGGGCGAGCGCCTGCGAAAGATTGCGTCCTTTATCCATTTCGGCGTTTAAAATGTTTTCCCACTTTCGTTCATTCTTCATTGCGTTTGTCAGAAACGGACGCGGCGGAATAAAGTCGCCTTCGTCAAGCGTGCCGTATTCTTGGACAAGCGCGTTTTTAGCAATCTCAAAGCCGTTTGGATAGGCTTTTCCCTCAAAATAGCCGGCTTTAACCGACGAAGCACCGGACAGAGTTTCAGCCGTTTCCGCCAGCATCTCGTCAATTTCTTTGATATCAATCAGGCAATCGAATTCCGCGGCCATATAAACCTCCCACACCGTAATAAGGAACCGGGCTTTCATTTTTGTCCGGTAACGGCGGCTGTACCTGCTGCAATATTTGGATCAGCTCCAAGCCGTACTCAGTGCGGCCAAGAGACCAGTCCCGAATAGTATTGAACGGAGCGGATTGAAAACCGGCTGAAACGCTCCCCTCCGTTGCGCTTGTCAGGCGCCCGCCCTGTTTTGCCGGATTTTTCATCAAAAAAAGAATATGAGCCGTTGCCAAATAAATGCCCTGCGTCTGCAAGGGAATCGTCAGATTGATTTCCCCTTCGACATTTGAAATAAATCCGATGACACGTCCTTGAACCCCGTTTAAATCGTTTTGTGTCAAATCGTATTTAGCCAGTTCCGGAAACATAGCGTTGAACTGTTCAAGCAACGGAACGATCATTTTTATTTTTCCTTTTTTTCTTTTTCGGCAGAATAGATCAAATCCAGCAATTCTTGTTTGCGGCAATTTTTCCGGAACTGAATCCCGTTTTCATCTGCATAGGCTATCAATTCTTTTAAGGTCATAGAACCGAACTCCAGGGATAAAGCTTCGTCAAGCGTCATTCGCTTTCCGCCGTCTTTCATTTCAGAAAATTCAAGCTCTTTATTTTCCGCCTTTGCATTTTCTTCTTTTGCCTGAAAAACAAAGCAACCCGCCGGATTTTTGTCTGAAAATCTGCGTTTGTCGAAATATCCTTTATAACGCGCATATAAGGCTTCCCATGTTTCGTCTTTGATTTTGTTCAAGACGTTTCCGCCGATAATCAAGACTTTTTCCGCACCGGCTCGTAAAACAACATTTTGAGTACTTTTATTGATAATGATCATTTTTTAACCCTCTTTTTTTCTTCATAAAAAAAGGGGGCAAATAAATGCCCCCTTCTTTGTTCCGGTACAGAAGCGATTAAACGCCGGTCACGCGGGTGATCAGCATCGGAACCTGAACGACACAGCCGGAAGTCGCTGCGGAAATTTTCTGCGAAACAACGCTGTCTTTCTGGAAAATCGGATAAGCGCGCGCCATTTCAACATAGCTGTTCAGAGCCGTTGCGTTTCCGTCGGCTTCCAAAACAATGTAGAAAACGTTCGAATTTGAGTTCGCAGAAGCCATTTGCGGCACGCTGATGATTTCCACGGAATCTCCGAAGTTTTCCTTAATTTTTTTGACCGCGGACAGACCGTAAGAGTTCGTTCGTTTCAGAGCGGCTTCACAGGACGGGCAAACCAGCAATTTGAGCTTTTTGCCTTTGGCCAACAATTCGCCGGCAATACCGTCTGATTTTTCCTGCATATCTGCGTAAGCGTCCGAGATATCGTTCGCAATTTCTTCCGGCGTTTTGTCCTCCCACTCCGTATTTCCGCCAGCACCGGCGGCCGCGACAATATACGGATTAAGCTCCGGATCGTTCAAAAGGCCATAGACCGGAGCGGCCAAGCCTTTATATAAAACGCCGTTGAAAAAGAACTTGTTACGGTCAATATTTAGAGCGCGCATGGCTGCTTCCGCTTTATCTGCACGGGCGTTTTCTTGAAACGCTCCGACGGTCGCTTCCTCGCGATCATTCACACGCCAACCAGCGCGGTAATAATACGCGCCGCGCTGAACGTTTTCATAATTGACGTTCGCCGTCAATCCGTCGTCTTCCTGGCCATCATCCGGCGAAGTCGTTCCCAAGAATTCTTTCACCTTGATGTTGATAATTTCATCGCCCCAATTACCGTTCTTTTCCGGCGTGGCGATAGCGTCCGACGTCTGCGGCGCGACTAATACTTCAACCGCTTTTGGCCGAATGTAGGTCAAAATACCCAATGGGGCGTTGATGTTTGGCGCCGTTATCATATTCCCGTCGTTTGATGTACGGATAATGCCGCGTTCGTTCATAGCGCGGTAAAATTCCAAATTCACCTTATTGGCGATAGACTTGGAATTGTTTGTTTTGAATTTAATTCCCATTTTTTTACCTCAATTTAAACTTATTTATGAATTTCGGCAATGCCGTTGACGTCGGAAGCAGTTTCAATCACCCAGCCGGAATCAATAGCAGCGTTTTTACCAGCGACTGCAACACCTGTTCCCAGCGCAGTTTCAACCGTTCCTGTGCTGGTCAATGCAACACTTGAAGAACTTCCTGTCGTTAAGCTGGTAAAAACAAGGTTATTGCCGGAAGCTGCACACGATGCTGATCCGGATAAGGCCGCGTTGAAAACAGAGGCAACATTTGCCAAAGTGGAGGCAGACTGAAAATCCAATGCAGTTAAAGCTTTTTCAGTACCATCGA